AATGGATCTCAAACTATTGACACACTATCAACCATTCAACTACTTGCTCAATATTCATCCGTTACAGTTATTTCAACTGGCACAAATTGGATTATTATATGACATACAACCTCAAACTTGAACACAAGGCCGTCAAATTCGCTTATGCAAATAAAACGGTAGATTTGAATTTGGGCTCAGGTGCATCTACCGATGCTCAATATGCTCTCAATGCTCTATCAGGATCAACTGGCTTGCAAGCCACTTTATCAGGTGGAAACATTGTTTTAGGTGATAGAGTATATCATGGATTTTTTTATCCGATGGCTGGAGGCAATGATCTTTTTAGAATGTCTATTTTTATCAATGGCGTTGCTTTGACAACTCAAAGAACAGTTATCAAACAACTTGCAAGCACAGCGGCATCCGTCAATAATATAACTCGCTCGCAGCCTTTATTTTTTTCTTATGTGGCAACGGCGGGAGATGTTTTATCTGTTCGATATTCAAAAACATCGGGAGCAATTTTAAATATTTATTCCGGCGCAATTGGTACAAATCTTTTTTTGATGGAGGTGGCTAAATGAGCTATGCGGGATCAATGGCTTTAAACGGCTTTTACATGCCTCAAAGTGTCTCAAATCAAGCGATAAATGCGGGACTTTTTGAGAGTTGCCTATCTAGTCAAACTCTTTTCCATAATGATTTTTCTATGCCATCACTTGGTGGAAATACGGCAATACTTTTTAGTGTTTCTCTTAGGAGTGATGGAGATGCAAGCCTACCCATAGCAAGCATTTCTATCAGTGGATCAGATACGATTTCTTCACGGGTGGGGTCACAAATTACAAGCCAACCTTATTCCACCCAACGAAGTTATCAATCAACAAATCCATTTATTTCCACAAGATCACCAATTGAATTGACTGTAAATATTTTAGATTCTGATGATTTGATTTATTTAAATCAAGCAACCTTTTTGATGCTACCAATAAAGGACTAAAAATGACATTTAACCCGCTTCATGCGATGTCTTTGAAATCCGTTCAAATAGACATACCATCTCAATCAATAGCATCAGCAACAACGCTTACACTTGGAAGCATCAGCGATTCATCAGTGATCACAGTAGCAAGCAATATAATCAGCCTCCCAACCGGTCGAGATTACTTCATAACTGCATCTTTAAATTTTGCTCAATCAACGGGCGGGAGCGTTGAATTTTCATTTATAAATGCAAGTGGTGGCGCGACCTTTTCAAATCAAGCTAAAGCCTATGCGTTCTATTCAGCAACGCAAACAAATAGCGATACGTATCCGGGCAACCTCGCAATGATTGCCGTTAATCTAGCATCGACTTTGCAGATACAAATAAAAAAAACAATCCACTCAGCAACCACAACCATCTATAAAGATGATGCAAATGCCTATGTTGCCAACTCATCAATCACAATTTTTTATACAGATTGAGGATATCATGCAAGTAACAAAAAATTTCAAACTTTCTGAGCTTGAGTTTAGCGATCCAGTACCTGCTGAAAAGATCGCAAATGCAACCGAACTTTTACAAAATCTTCAAGTTATTCGAGATCACTTTCAGCGTCCGATTGTGATCATCAGCGGGTATCGATCACCTGAGAGAAATGCCGCTGTTGGTGGTGCAGATAAGAGCCAACACCTTGAGGCAAAGGCCGCTGACATCAAGATTGCTGGTGTGCCTACTGAAGAGATTTACAACAGAATTGACAAGCTCATCTCTCAAAGCAAAATCAAACAGGGAGGCCTTGGCAAGTATGTAAAATCAGGCTTTGTACACTACGATGTACGAGGCACAAAAGCACGATGGGAGGGCTGATGATGAACTCAGATATGATCTCAATTTCAGCCTTAACAGCTGTGATAACTGCACTACTGCCAGCTTTAAGAGCTTTCTCTTCATACGATAAAAGGATCGCCTTGCTTGAGCATCAAACCATGTCTTTGCTAGTCAAGCAAGAAAAGACAGATGCTGAGTTGGATATGATCAATAAGACATTAAATCAGCACACAGTTATTCTTGAAAGAATAGAAACCAATGTTGATTTTTTGAAAAATAAATAGGATTTGTGTTTTAATGATCATCCCTTTCACATGGAGACGATCATGGCACAAAATGAAATCTTAGGAAAAGTTGCTTTTGCTACTCAATATTCACATATCAAAAGAGATGGCAAAAGAGAGACATATATCGATGCAATGACACGAGTCAAGCAAATGCATCAAGACAAATTCCCAAATCTATGGACACAAATTGAAGCAATCTTTCAAGGCTTTGTATTTCCTGGCGTTGTATTCCCATCGCAAAGATCAACACAATTCGGTGGTATTGCTATTAAAAGAAACAATATGAGAATGTATAATTGCACCGCCTCGTATGTTGATCGTGTTCGCTTTTTTGCTGAGGGCTTTTGGCTTTTGATGAGTGGTTGCGGTGTTGGCTTTTCAGTACAAAAGCATCATGTTGACAAGTTGCCAAACTTGATTTCAAAAGATCAGAGAGACTCAAGATTAAACTTGGTGCATGTCATTGAGGATTCAATTGAAGGTTGGGCTGAAGCAATTCACGTGCTTACAAAAAGCTATCTTCCATCAAGCGAGTATGATGGCAAGCATTGCATCAGTTTTCATTATGATCAAGTAAGGCCTGAAGGTGCATCTATCTCGATTGGTGGTGTTGCACCTGGTCCAAAAGTGCTAGAAGTGGCTATCGAAAAGGTGAGATTTATTCTCGATCAAGCCGTCAATCAAGGTCAATCAAAACTCAAGCCGATTCAATGCTTTGATATCTTCATGCACATAAGCCACGCCGCTTTATTGAGTTCAAGAAGAGCTGCTACAATTGCTCTCTTCTCTCCTGATGATGAAGAGATGATGACTGCTAAGACTGGCAATTGGTGGCAAGACAATCCACAAAGAGCATATGCAAATATTTCAGCTCAGATCCTACTTGATGGCTTTGAGAATAAATCAGTATTTACCGATATCATTGCCAATGCTAGACAATTCGGTGAACCTGGTTTCTTCTTTTGCTACGATAGAGAATTTTCCACAAATCCATGTGGAGAGATTGGCCTTTATCCAACATTCAAAGACGATCAAGGCAATGTCTCAAGTGGTTGGGCGGTATGCAATTTAAATGAAATTGTTGTTGCCAAAGTGAGAGATGCTGATCATCTTTTGCAAGCATGTAAAGCAGCCGCTTTTCTTGGTACACTTCAAGCGAGTTATACTCAGACGGGTTATCTTGGAGAGACAACTAAAAAAATCATAGAGAGAGATGCTCTTTTAGGTGTCTCTATGACAGGCATCATGAGCAATCCAAACATGATCTTTGACGAGATGACTTTAAAGCAATGCTCGAAAGCAGTACATGATAAAAATGTTGAGATCGCAAAGTTGATCAATATCAATCCAGCTCTAAGATGCACGACCGTTAAACCATCAGGCAATAGCTCAACAGTCGCAGGCTGTTCAGCTGGCATTCATCCATATCATGCTAAAAAATATATCAGAACGATGAGAATAAATAAGATCAATCCCATTTGGCAAGAGATACTAAATAAGATCCCTGAGGTGTGTGATGATCGAGATCATCAAGTTGGCATCGTGTCTTTTGCTTGTGAAGCTCCTGAAGGTGCATTGCTCAGAAAAGATTTATCAGCATCTGATTTCTTGGATAAGGTCGCATTCATTCAGAGATATTGGGTCAAGCCAACAACACAACTCAGAGAAAAAGATCAATATGGATTAAGTCATAATGTCTCCAATACTTGCACCGTCAAAGATGATGAATGGGATGACTTGATAAATAAGATTTGGCGGCTTAGAGATAGCGTCAAGGGCATCTCTCTTTTATCCGATTATGGTGATCATGTTTATGAGAATGCACCTTATCAAACTGTTGATGATAGCAATGAGCAAATGCTTGAGAAATATAATAAATTGCTCTTGGTCGATTGGTCTAAAGTTGATTTGAATGTAGGTGGCTATAAAGAAAATCCATCAGTTGAGCCAGCTTGTGCTGGTGGTGTGTGCCTTATTTAATCCCCCATGAGTCTTTCCAATCTCTACTATCATCTTCATCCATATCTGCATCTTTCCATTTATGGACATTCATGTCTTGATCTCGATAGGCTTGATACTCAACGGCTTTCTTTTGCTCGCTTGGAAATAGTGAAGCTTGATCAGGTGGCGGTGCTTGAATCTTTGGCGGTGCTGATTGCTGCACTTGCACAGGTTGCACTTGTACAGGTTGCATAGGTTGCACTTGTAAAGGCTTTGCTTTTGTATCAGCTCCAGCCTTGACGCCTGGCTTTGCTCTTGACACAGGTTGTCTCTCAGCATAGATGGGGGTGTCAAGTTCTTGACTTAAAATCTCAAGTCTTTCATCTTCAGGCATATCCATGCTATCAGCCATCTCTATTGCATCATAGCCGCTGATCACATCGCCAAAAACATCTCTGACTGCCATGCTCTTGCATCGAGCCATAAGCATTTGCTTGGGCATATTTTGCCATTGACGATTGCTTGTCAAGCCTTGTCTTTGGGCCATTGCGATCGTAAAGGTGACTACATACTTTTGATTGTTATCGCCTCTTGTAAATTCAATTGAGCATTCATCATCAGTATTTGAGAGAACTTTCCATGATTTGCATTTAGGAGAAGCAATCACAATGCCAAACATAGCAGAAGCTTGATAGGTGATCTTGCCTTTAATGACATTCATCTTTTCCATTGTTTGAGCAATGTTCCAACCATGCATCATGCCATAAGAGAGATAGGCGGTGACAAGTTGTTGAGCACTCCAATTGGTGCCTGCAGTGAGAAAGCCAGCGAGCTTTACGATTGATTCCATGCTATCAGCGATTGCATTTAAATCTGATAGAGAGTCGGTAAGTCTTTGATTTGCCATTTAGTTTTTCCTTAGTTGTTTTTCAAAATTGCTACAAATCGATCATAGATAGCAGCAAAGATTTCTGATGGTGTTGAGTCGGTTGAGAGGTTAAGAGTTGCAATTGGGATGATCACCTTGAGACGATCAGCGATGATCTCCACATCATCACAATCAATCGTCCAGTCTGTCGTAAGATCGTTGAGTCTGTGCATGAGTGAGCCTGTTTCATCAAGTTGGATGATGTTTAGTTGTCTGAGCTTATCCATTTAGTTGCCTCCGAAGAGAACAAAATAAGCGAATGCTGCTTGAAAGGTTGCGATGAGTAGCCAAACACAAACATCATTAATCATGTTGCGATTGCTTTCAGCTCTCATCTCATCTTGGTATTCTTGACTGATACCAGCTTGAAGATATTTTTTATCAACTGTTGGGAATGATCCACATTTTTGTAATTGGTGCATTTTATACTCCGTTGTAAGTAGTAGGTTAAATGTCTAAATCTTCATCAGAAAAAATATCAACTTCATCGCTACCTTCTGAGGTGGTGATTTTAACTCCATTGCCAACAAAGCCAAATACGAGAACGGCTTTCTTAGTTTCAATTGCACGATCGATTGAGAATAAGACATCTTCTTCTTCTTCATAGATTGCCTTGACTTCTTCGACTGTGCCTTCAGCTAAAATCTCTTGTGTTTGAAAATCAGTGATTTTGATTTGCATTTTATTGCTGCTTTCTGATCTTGATGATCATGATTGACTTGCTTATCTTGATATGCTTAATGTAAACGATTTTTTTACAACTGTCAATAACTTTTTTACAAAATTAAATAATATTTTTACAAAGCGGTGAGTATTTACCATTTAGCCTGAGAAAATGGAAGATTTGAAATTCTTTGAGTCTCTCTATCAAATTCAACTGTTGCCGTTCCCAATGATCCATGTCGATTCTTTGCAACAATAATTTCTAGGTTTGGCGATGCATCCTTGTCATAATAGTCAGCTCTGAAAAGCATAAGGACTGCATCAGCATCTTGCTCAAGAGATCCTGATTCTCTAAGATCGCTTAGGCTTGGTCTCTTTTCATGTCTCCCTTCAACTTGGCGATTAAGTTGAGTTAAGCAAATAACGGGGCAATCGCATTTCTTGGCAAGAAGCTTTAAAGCTCTGCTGATCTCGCTGACTTCTTGCTCTCTGATCTGGTTTTTATTTTGTCCTGATCCCTTCAGCAATTGGAGATAGTCAACCACGATCAAGCCTAAATTCTTATCCCTATCTTTCACTTGCTCACAAGTTGATTGAAGAGATGTGATTGTGTCAACGCCTTGATCAATCAAAGTTATGTCTAGGGCTTTAATCGCTTTTGCTGCTTTGTGATATTGCTCAAAAGTATCTTGATCTAAATCGCTTAATCTTTTGTCTTTAAGCATATTGGCGTTGATGCCTCCAACTGAGCAAATCAATCGATTGATCAATTGCTCTTTGCTCATCTCAAGGCTAAAGAATAAAACTTTTTTTCTCTGATCGAGCAATTGGGAGAGCAAAAGAAAATGCAATGACAAAGCCGTCTTTCCCATACCTGGACGGCCTCCGATATAATAAAGACATCCATTCCTAAGTTTCATCATGTGGTCAAGGTCTTTTAGATCGGTGCTGATGCCATCAACTCTATTCTCCATCATGCTCAAAGCCTCATCAATTTGATTGCTAAAGCTTTCAATCTTCATAGGGATCATCGCCTTTAATACTTGCATGTGCTTTTGATAATGTTCATCCAGCCACGCCAAAGAGATACCTTGTCTTAATAACTGAGCTTTAAGATCATCAAGGTAACTTGTCCTTGCTGCAATATACCATTTGATATGCTGATTGACTGTTTCTTCAACAAAGATTTCACTTGATAAAGTATCGTAGTTATATTCAATTGTTGTCAGCACATCAGCAATCCACTCAACATCAGTCAATTGGGGCAAGTCCTTTTTCAGTTCATCAAATTGCATACGATATTCATCATGAACAGAGCATAGATCAACCATCTTATTTTGAGCTCGCAAGCTCTTGGCAACTCTAAAAATAGCGATCAAAGTATCATTGAAAAAGATATCTTCATTTGTGATCATTCTAAAGATGCAATCCTTAGCTGGATGATCTCTAAGGCCTGATAACTTTGCTCGATATGTATTATAAACAAGCTCACTATTTGGATCATTGGGATTTGATCTGATAAAGAGAGGCTCATCTTTATTTTCTGTTACTTGACCATATTGAAGCCATGTAGTTTTGATAAGTCTTGCTGCTCTGATAAATGGGATGCGTAGGTCTGCCTCTGAAAAGTAGCCATAGACAGAGCAAAGCTTTTGCATATTATAATCAAACCTTTGAGATGCTTTGAGCATTGGATCAGGTTGAGCAGGCTTGTTTTCTGTCAGTGGCACAGTACCATTCTTTGATTGCAATAGATGGGCATAATCTCTTTGAAATTCAGTATGGCTTAATGGATTTTTAGCACTGATAGCATCATTCTTTGCTCTCCATTCAGCATATTCATTATTCCATCTATTGCGATCAGTGATTTCATATTGCTTTGAAACCACTTGCCAATTGTTGAAGCCTCTCCAATGTGCAATTTCTGATTCACTTAGTGCCATTGTTATTTGCTCCTGGTAAGAATTGCAATGCTGTTGGCACTGGATACATAAAGAATTGATGACTGATCCCTGTGATTGCCTCAAGTTTTCTTGCGATTGCGAGCTTGCAACTATATTCATCATCAAGATAGTTATACATGCATTGTCTAGTAACTCCGAGTTTTAAAGCTAGATCTGAAACGGTGAAGCCTAGATAAACTAGCTCCTTAATTTTGATATTTGTCTTTGTCATCATATCTCCTCCTGACAAATGGCTGATTAAAAAAATCATTTAATAGTGTAAATAATACATTGACACTTGTCAACATAATATTTACAATAAATTAAATCAAGCTCAGACAAGGAGAGATATGAGCAAGCTATTTTCAAAGAATGTTACCAGTTGGGGAGTTGCATCTAACATTAACAGGTGCAAGACAATGGGATCTATTGCCAACGGCCAAAGAGTTATCATGTTGCTTTTAGAGCTTTATGATGTTTATCCCAATCTCAAAAATCTATCAATCAAGCTCAAATACTCAGAGATGTCGGAAGCTTTAGGCATCAATGAAAGAACGATCAGACGAACATGTGAAACACTTTGTGAGCATGGCTTTTTGCACAAAGAGAACAATATCAAGCCAGCAAAGAAGGATGATAAAAAGAGAGAGTATGAAAGCAATACTTGGTGCTTTACATCAAAATTGATCTTGAGATATTGGAAAACATGGGCTGATTTCAATGAGGTCAATGAAGAAGCATTGCCACCTGAAACAAGCAACTTGATGATCAAAGAAAATGCTCAGTCAGTTTTAAATCATGTTTCAAATGTGGTTGTACCTATGGACAAAAATGCCGATTTAATAGGCAAAAATGACCATACCCCTATGGACAAAAATGACCATACCCTATGGACAAAAATGTCCATACCTATGGACAAAAATGCCGATTTAATAGGCAAAAATGCCGATTTAATAGGCAAAAATGGCCACCTATTATTAAGAGAGAAAGAAACTATAATTAAGCAAGACGCACGCGTGAAGTCTGAGAATGATTTTTGTTTTTCTGATGCTCATACTCCTAGATGGGATCACATGAAAAATCTCCTAAAAGATGAAGTCATTCACATTGGAGAGAGACCAGTGGCAAAGCTTAAAGCAAATTGGCCTGAAGCACCTGAGCATTATAAGATCAATCAAGAGATGGGATATTGCAATCATCAAGCAATACCTAAGAAATTCAATGTTGAGCTTTCAAGGCAATGCAAGATCATCAGAGCTTTAAACAGTGAGAAAGTATTGCTGCTTAAAAGTCAGATTGACATGAGCTTACAAAACTTTAAAGGCAAAGTTTCACAAGCTGAAAGAGATTTGATTGTCAATGCAACAACAATCCCAGTTAATCAAAAGCTCTTCATTCATGGCTCAAAATCAGCAACTGAGCATATTGCAGTAGGCATCATGAAGTATGCTCTTTATCAAATGGAAAATGAAGATGATCGAAGATTTGGCTGTCCTTCTCTTTTCTTTGGGAGCTTTGATTATCTAGCTCAACTCAGAAGGCAACTCTATGATCGATATGCAAAGCAAAATGAAGGCTTTGTAGATATCAAGGTTGATCTGCTTGTGGAAAATGTGGAGTACATGATCATATATGGGCATTCAAACCAAACCAACAAGTTTATGCAATACCTACACAATGAGATTGATGAGATCATTAAGATCAGACCTCAAATGAATTTCATCATATGCTCCACATCTCAGATCAATCAATGCTCAAAAACCATTCAAGAAAATTTCAAGTATATTGAAATCAAATAGCCTTGTTATCTGTTTAAGGTTATCCGCTCCACCTCTTTGAAGTGAATGTTGATGCGAAGCACCTTGAGCGGACTAATCTCAGCCTCTTTTTTTCAGTGAAGAAACTTGTAAAATACTAAACTCAAATCGAGGCTGATCTATCTGAAATAAAAAATCTCAGCCTCTCTCTTAGAAGATTGACTACTTAGACTAAGATTGAGGCTGATATATCTGAAATAATTTTTGCTTGTTGTGTGTTTAATCGTTACCTCATACAAGGAGATAACGATGAGCGTAGATTTTGATTATAAAAAAGCTGAGATTTTTTTTGCAGTAGCAGAAAATCGAGGAAGTAAAGAAGCTAGAAATTTTCTTTGTGAAGTATTGAATTTTGTTAAAAACAATATTCCTGAAGATAAATGGAGATGGCATTCATTATTTCAAAAGCAACCAGGTGCAACAATTCATACAGAGGATTGGTTTGATAGCGAGTCAGAAATTTTATTCTATAATGAAGCTGATGAGTTAATTGCAAGTTTTACAGTGCCAAATCCCAATCACTCTAAAATCATGGAAGATGGCAGGTCTAGATTTAATTTTAAATTATATGCTAAAAATTGTGATAATCGTTTATTATGGGATAAATCAAACGCCAATAATGCTTATTTTATTGATCGTTTAGGTTACTATAAGCCAACTGAATGGGATAGAAACAATAATCATTTCATCTCTTTGGATAAAATTAATGCAATGAATCATTCTGAAGTGCATGAAGTAGGAAAAGTTTTTGGAGAGAATGTGCATTCATATCCTGATAATTTGCCTTATGTAGAATGTGATTATTACTTAAACTTAGATGAAATTAAGCAATTGATTAATCAAATTTGTACGGAAACTTTTAAAAGGCCTTCAAATTTTTTGATTGAAATCTGGCCTTCGTTTCTGATTAAGAGAATTGTAGATCAACTTGAATCAAGTCTTGATAACCTTTATATGGATGATCAAGTCTATTCTTTAATGGCTAAATTTTTATTTTATTCAGCTATTATTAATGCTCGTGGATATTCAGATACCGTTATTGATTGTTGGCAAGACTACCCTTATGAAATAGATTCAAGTGCACCTATCTTTAAAGCAAAATTCAATGATCCATTTCCTAATTTTTATAAAAATAAAGAATATGAAGTTTCTAGATTTTGGCAGTTACAAACATTGATCATGAAAAAAGATGCTTTGAAAAAACTATTATTCAAAGACATTAAAGAATTTTGCCTATTTCAGGCAGAGCTTTATAAGCAAGATGAAGATTCGGTCAAAGAATTATTTTCTAAAAAATTCTTATCCGATTTTCTTCGTATGAAGTTTTACAGTGATTTCCCAATCGGCTAAATTTTAAGAATATCAATACCATTGGCTGATAAATACTCTTCACCTGTGGAGATCCACCTATTATCTCGATCTTCATAAATAACTGATTTGATACCAGCATGATGAATAAGCTTTGCACACATTAAACAAGGTGGAGCAGTCACATAAATCGAGCATCCATCTGTTGCAATTCCATTTCTAGCAGCATTCGCAATCGCATTAAATTCAGCATGGTGGCAACCTATTTGGCTTTCTGATCCACTAGCTATTTGACATCTATCTCTTAGACAGTCAGCACCTCCACAAAGTCCGCTTTGCTTGCGAGCAATTCCATTGAATGAAGAGATGATAGGAACATCACCTTTGACTATCACCGCTCCAACCTTTGCTCGACTACATGGTGAAAGACCAGCCATGATTTCAGCCATGCTCAAAAATGCTTTATCTTTAGCATTCATAGCAATCATCATCCTTTGATGCAAGACAAGCGATTTCTGAAGCGAGCTTGATGATCGCTTTAGATCTCTTTCCACATTTGCCTTTATTGCCTACTGTATAGCGACCGAGAGCAAGACAGACATCACCTTGACTTGCGATAAGCCATGTTTGATATGCCTTGATACCATACTCAATCTCACTACATCCCGGGCAATGAAAGAACTCTTTTTTTACTTGCATGATACCTTCAGCACCTGCAGACGATACTAAGCCACCTTGAAAGCGACTCTCATGAAAAGCAAGAGCAATCATCAGATAAGGATCAACGCCCATCTTTTCAGCACTAGATGCAACTTGCTGACAAGCTCGCATTCTTGAAGGGATTGATTTAGAAATCATCTTCTCCCATCCTAAATCTTGCTTGCTCTGAGTTGGGTTAAAGATCAATCCCATCACAAGCCAACATACATCAAAAAAACTATTCATCGTCTTCCTCGTCTTTGGTGATGTCATCCCAGCTTTCATCATATTCAACCTCATCGTATGATAAGATGATAGGCTGATGATCAAAAATAGCTCTGCACTTGATGCAATAGTGATACTCAATGCTTGAGCCTGCTAAGTTTGATTTTATTGTATTTTTACATCTGAGACATTGCATTTAACTAGCTCCATCGTTTTGGGAAAAAGTGGCTTAGTTATATCATACACGGCTTTAGCAAATTCTTGTATCTCAAATTGAGCATGACTATCTAAACGCAAGTTTAAAAAGTGCATGATTGCCTGAATGCTTGCAGACCAAATGCATTCACTATAAGTCCCAACTGGCAAGATAACACGAGCTTGTTCTCTGCAAACACCCATATCAAGCAACCTCAGATAATTGTAGTAGGCGACTTGATAACCTTGGGCTAGCAATGTCAATGCTTCATCTTCTCGATCATCATCAAGACGACCAAAAGAACCTTGCTTGTTTTTAGTGTCTTGAAGTCTAAAGAAATCGGGATAAAAGAAGCTTTCTTTGATCTCAGTGTACCTCGCACTTTGTTCATTCCATGCACAACCGACCTGATGCTTCATCCATTGTCTTAAAACAAAGATCGGGGCTTTAATCCTAAATTTTACATGCCCATGTCTAAAGGGTGAAGTATGATCATGCTCCCATAGATACTTTAAAAGCTTATCATCTCTATCAGTCCATTTATCACTTGATCCAGCATAGGAAACACGAGCCGCATTCACAATTGCTAAATCGTCTCCCATGTGGTCGACTAATTCGACAAAGCCGTCATTTACATTGATTTTCATTTTCTCTCTCTTTGAAAAAATATTATATAAAATTATATAATATTATGTGTTCTATATACACACTCAAAGGAGAATTTTTATGTTAAATTCAGATTTAATAAATCGCATTGCTTGCCTTAAAAAGGTAGTCGATGCCATGTTTCAAGATGATGCTCCAGAAGTTGGGCAAGCTCTGAACTTTTGCATCAATCTCATTTTCTACAAAGAAGAGATGAGAGAAATCAATCAAACTATATCAGTACTTGATGAAATCAAAGACATCTACTCATCACTAAAGGATAAAAAGAATGCTCAATAGATTTACACTTATCGGACGCCTTGGACAAGATCCACAACTCAAGAAAATTGGCGATAAAGACCTTGCAACCTTTTCCGTTGCTTATAGTGAAAAGGTTAAAGGCGAAGAGAAAACAACTTGGTTCGCTTGCGAGGTTTGGGGGGCTTTTGCCAGCATCGTTCAATCTCAAGCTAAGAAGGGCGATAAGATCACCGTTATTGGTCGCATTGTCATCAATGAACACGAGGGTAAGCAATACATCAAAGTCATCGCTTCAGAGGTTGTTTTTCTATGATGAAGCCTAAAGATCGCAAATCGATTTTAAGTTTATATGTATCAACTAAGCTGATCAGCCTACTAGACACGATCAGCGATAGGCATTCAGTCAAGGTTTCTAAGTTGGCTGAAAAGATATTGCTTGACGGTCTCCAGAGAGATCAGATTGATCTTGCTCTTGAAATCGATGATGATGATGCTATTGAGAAAATCACAACTAAGATCATCAGAAAGCTTGACCATGGCAATGAATGAAAAGACCAAGCTTATTAAGCAAAGAACAGGGATGACTTTAAAAGCTTTAGCTAAAGAAATCGGATATGCAGAAACATCTTTAACTTGTGCATTAAGAGGACACTATCAAATGGGTTATCCATTGGCTAAGATTTTAGCTCAAAAAACAGGGATGTCACCGCTCTACTTCTTGGAGGATGACCATGGCAAAGAGTAAAACAACCGATAAGATCGTTAAAAATGATATGGTTGATTCTAAAGCTGGCAAAAATAGCACAGCACTATCAAAAAAGCCAGCAGAGGATAAATCTGAAATCGCAAGGCAAAAGCGACTGATATCAATCGAGCAAGTGCTTGAGTTTATCTCTCAAGGCCTTTCTCAAGGTGATGCTCTTTCTCTTGTTGGTGTTGCATATAGTACTTGGAATGGCTGGATGAAGAATGATCCTGAATTGGTGGCTGATATCAAGCGAGCTGAAATCTCTTTAAAGATCAAGCACCTTCAGAATATCCAGCGACATTCAGAGAACGATGTCAGAGCAAGTCAATGGCTACTAGCTCGCAAATTCCCTTCTGAGTTTGGAGAGAAACAAACGATCGATATGAATACAAAGAGCGATGATAGCAAGGTTATCATCAATGTGATCCAGCAAGTGCAAAAAGAGAAGCATGGTCAAACGATAGAGATCAAGCATGAGCTCCCAAATGAGAATGACAATGGCACAGACGAAGAAGATTGATATTGAGCTCAAGCTTAATCCCTTGCAAATTGATCTAGTTGATCGCTTGATTTACTCTGATGATGCCTTCATCGCCGTTAGAGCTGGCTGGGGAAGTGGCAAGACCTCAGCTTTAGTCTTTGCTTTGTGGACTTGGGCAAGCATTCATCCCAATAAGTCATCTTTACTAGTCACTGATACCGCTCCACGATATAGGTCGGTGCTTGGTCCAGAGCTTGAGAAGTGGCTTGCACCTTATGGTTGGACATATCATCAGCAAGACGGCAAGTGGCTTGCACCAAATGGCCACGTTGTTTGGTGCCGATCCTACTTTAGACCAGGCACAAGAGATGCAACACATAATCCACTTGAAGGCCTCAATATAACTTCAGGCCTTGCCTTGATTGATGAATGTCAAACTCTATCTGAAGAGGTAGCACAAAAGACGCTTGGTCGGTTGCGATCAGGTCCATCGCCAAAACTCATCATGGTTGGCTTGCCTGTATGGGATGCATGGTGGGTGAGTTTTGCTGAGAAGGCTGGATGCACTCCAATCTTTTATGCAAGCCATGTCAACAAAGCCAACTTATCTGAAGCTTGGTTTGATGCAGTCAAGAACTTGCCTGAAAGCGAACGGTTGGCAATGGTCGAGAATCAACCTAGACCACCTCAAGGCGTGATATATAGCGAATGGACTTTATCCCATGTTGTCAGCAATTGGAGATATGATCAGAGCATGTCATCAAGGATTGTCATTGACTTTGGCTTTAGAAAGCCGTCCGTTCTGATCTTAACTCATGATCCTATTTTAGAAGCTGATGTCATCTGTGCTGAGATCAATCCACAAGAGATCACTCTTTCAGAGCTTGCCAAAGAGATATTAAAGATTGCTTGTCCTAGAGATATGGCTAAGAAATATCCCAATCGAATTTTGCTTGATGGTGCAAGTGGTGATAAGGCTGGATCAGCTAGATCAGATCGTACCGCTCAATCAGCCTTTCATGAACTTTCAAAGTCAGCTGATCAAGGTGGCATAGGAATGCCTTTTCGATGGTGTACTGATCCAATACGAACGGATATCTTAAACGGTATTCAACGAGTTAAACGGCTAATCCATCAACGAAGGATTTTATGCACCTCTGAGGTTTGGGAAAGAGGAGCAAATGCTATGGGAAATTCATTTAGAAAAGCGATCTTATCCTATGCTTGGGATGGCAAGGAAACACCTAAAAAGGACGGTCGAGAAGATCCACTAGACGCATTGAGATACGATGTCATTAACTGGCTTTGGAGAGATAGCGAGATCATAGCTGATAAGCCTGTGCCTACTACATCTCCAACCGTCAAGAGCAAGCTTAACTTGGTGCAATCACATATCAAAGCGATGAGAAGTCATTAAAATGCAAGATAAATTCAAGAAGATCACTGATGATCTAGCACAAATCTTATCTATCAAAGATGAAGCCTATGGCAACGCCTTTGATAAGACAACTCAAATTCTATCCTTGCTTTATCCCAATGGGATTAAGGTTGAGCAATACAAGGACTTGCATGTCATCATTCGTATGCTTGATAAAATCTCAAGGATTGCAAGGGATAATGATCCACTTGGTGAAAGTCCTT